ATGATCGCCGCCGGCGTGGCCGCCGCGTTGGCGGTGGCGGCCACTCTCGTCACGCTCCCCGCGTTACTCGATCGTGACGACCGATACCCGTTTAGGGGCCACGAAAGTGCGTAGACGCGTCCCTCACGTCCGTTTGACTGGACGGATGATCGCCTCCACATGGCGAGGGGCCATTGACGATTACCTCGACGCGCAACGCGCCGGCGGCTACCCAGCCACCACAGTGAGCGCACGGAGACAGCATCTCGAGCACCTCGCACGCCGAACCGACGCCCACCCGTTCGAACTCGCACCGCGCGCCCTGATCGCCTACGCGGCCGCGCAGACGTGGCAACCCGAGACGAGACGGAGCCGGCGGAACACGCTGCTGTCGTTCTACCGATGGGCGATCGCGGACGGACGCGCGATCGCCAACCCGGCGGACGCTCTGCCTCGCGTGAAGGCCCCGACGCCGATGGCGCGACCGATCCCCCCGAAGCACTACGAGCGCGCCCTACAGCGGTCTGACGAGCGCACGGGGCTGATCCTGAGGCTCGCCCATGATGCCGGCCTCCGGCGCGCCGAGATAGCCGTCATCCACTCTGACGACATCGCGGAGGATCTGGACGGCTGGTCGCTGCTCGTGCACGGCAAGGGCCGGCGTCAGCGGATCGTTCCGCTGACTCGCCGGCTCTCGCTCGACCTCCGCGCCGCCGGCTACGGGTACGTGTTCCCAGGAGACATCGAGGGGCACCTCTCACCACGGCGCGTGGGCGAGCTCGCCATCGACGTGCTCCCCGAGCCCTGGACCCTCCACACGCTGCGGCACGCGTTCGCGACGCGGACCTACAGTGTGGCCAACGACACGTTCACAGTGCAGGACCTGTTGGGGCACGCATCGCCCGTCACGACGCGACGGTACGTGCTGACCGACCGGAGCCGGCTCCGCGCGACCGTGGACGCGGCCGCCGGCTACTCCTCGCTCACCTCGTCGGCGCCCTCGAGGTCCGCGGGCTGAGGGGCCGGCGGCTCGAGGCTGAGCTCGGACGGATCGCCTCCTCCCGCGACGTACTGCGCGGCGAGGGTGGTGATCGTCCCGGGGATGGTGGCGAGGCGTTGACGGCGCTCCTGCTCCGCGAGGATGCGGTTCAGGTGATCGACGAGCTTCTCGTCTGACCAGTCGGAATACTGCGGGTCGATGTCCATAATCTTGGCTCCTTTAGCCGATGGGGATAGTGCCGAACGCGGAGCCGGGGAGAGTGGTCGGCCATGCCGCGTCTGTCACATAGACGATTTGAGCGAGCGGGCAGAAGTCGCCCGCCGCGGTGGTGAAGTAGTCAGCGCGAGCGAGACCGGCGCGGAGTGCGAGCGGCTTATAGACCCCGTTCGCTTGGTGCCACGGGATCATCTGGGCCTCCCGATCGGCGCTGGCAGGAGTGAATCCAGACGAAGCGACCCATAGCCGATCTGTCGTGGACGCTGCGCCCGACGTTCCGAGCGAGAGGATTGAAACGAACACCTCACGACCAATACGGCGCACTCGGAGAGCACCCGCCCTGCCAGATTGAGGCACCCAAGGTGACGGGAGCGGATCGCCTGTTATCACTCCGGCCGCATCCCACGCCGAGATAGTGCGCCATCCCGTGTCTCCGTAGATGAGTTGTTCGCCGCCGCGCACGTCGTCGTAGGTGAAGATCGCGCGGCCGGCGACGTCGGAGACGCGCTGGGTGGCGATGAACGACCACGACGCCGCCCACGTTCCGTTGAACTGCCTGCGGACGAACACGCCGCGCACCGGGGCGTGGGTGCCGCTCGTCGGCGTGAACCGTTGCATACGGAGATTTCCCGTCACCTGGTAGACCTCTAGAACGCCGGTCGATGCGGACGGGTAGTGGCGCTCGGGGGTCGCGGTGCCGGTGTCCACCTGGACATACACACCGGGGGCGGTGATCGTGTCCAGGTCCGCCGCCCCGAGGCCCGACCCCCACGGCACGGCCGCGCCCGGGAGCCCGCGCACGTTGCCGGCGTTGCGCTTCGCGCCGGCCTTCGTGGTCACCATGAGGTCATCGCCCTCGACCACGGCCGACACGATCGAGCCGTTGGCGACCCCCACGGCCTCATCGCGTGACAGGCCGGCGGACACGCTCGAAAGGCCGGCGGCCACGGCCGCATCGTTCGAATCGGCGGCCGAGCGCGACGCCGCGCCCGCGTAGACGCCGGCGGCGGTGCGCTCGTCGCCGGCGCGCTCTGCGGCCTCGAGAGCGTCGTCGCGCGCCCGGCCAGCCTCGACCAGTACCTCGAGCGCCGAGGGGGGCACGGGGTCGAGCGGGGTGAGGCTATCGGGGTCCACGGGCGTGAGCTCGCTCCACGTCACCTCCTCGCCGGCGAACGTGAACAGGCCGGCCACGATGACGCTCGAGGGCGCGTTGAGCGGAGCTACCGACATATCCCACGCCCACGTGCCGTCCGGCTCCTCGAGCTCGATCGACGGGAGCGGGGAGCCGGCCACAATTGCCACGAGGATCGGGCGGGGGAACGTGATGTCCGCCCCGTTGACCCGCGCCGCGGTCGCCGTCGCCTTGAACGTCGCGTCGGTGTAGCCGGCCTCCGTGAGGGAGTCGGCCAGCGCGCGAACGTTGATCCTGGTCACTTCGCGTGCCGGCCCTTCGGCTCGTTCGCCGGCGCGGCGTACGTAATGCCGAACCCGGCGAGGACGCCGAGCCCGATGAGCACGTAGTCGAGCGGCTCGAGGGGCCACCCGCCGTCACTCAGGGCCGTCGCCGCTGCCGTCAGGCCGCCAGCGAGCCCGCCGCCGATCGCCTTCGATACTGCTTTGATGCTGTCCATGTACGTACTCCTCGAGCTTGTGTCTGGGGATGGTGTCCTCGAACTCCCGGCGTAGCTCGCGGTCTGCGCCGCGTAGTTCTCCGATGTCCGAGCGGAGGCCGCGGATATCGCGGCCGTGGGTGCGTTGGATGTCCGCCACTCTCTCGACGGCCTGGTGTACGCCGTCGATGTCGTCGCGGAGGTTGCTGCTGTGGTCGTTCTTGACTTGGTGGCCGATCGAGTTGACCTTGTTGTTCACCCGGCTGGTGAGAACGATCGAAACGACGGTGCCGACGAGGCCGATGAGAGCGACGATTACCGCGTCACTCATGGGCCCTAGTTCGGCTTCTTGCCCGTGAGCTCATCGAGCCGGCCCCACCTCACGCCCTCCTCCTTGCCCTTCGACACGGGGATGCCGAGGGCAATGAGGAGAGTGTCGAAATCCGACTGCTTGAGCCCGTGGATTTCGTCGGCGGTGCTGGACACCTTCGCGAGGATTTCCGCGAGGTCGGGCTTGCCGAGGTGCGTGATGCGGGGCTCCTCGGTTAGCGCGTAGATGCGCTTCGTGTTGCTGTTGCGGACGATGAGCATGTTCTGGTCTCCGATCGTGGGGGGCTTGCTCGGCGCCGGCTTGGCCGGCGGCTTCACCGTGGTGGTGATGATGGTTTCGGGGTCCACGTAGACGCCGCGGACGCGGACGCCGAGGTGGAGGTGGGGGCCGGTCGAGCGGCCCGTGGAGCCGACGCGGCCGACGTGCTCGCCCGCTTTGACCTTGCGGCCCACGGGGAGCCCTCGCACGGGCATGTGGCAGTAGAGCGAATCCACTCCGTTCCCGTGGTCGACGCGCACGTAGTTGCCTTCGGTGGCGGTGTAACCGGACTGTGTGACGGTGCCGGCGGCAATCGCGGGGATCGGGGTGCCGGCGGACACCGCGTAATCGATGCCGTAGTGGAACGATCCGCGGCGAGCTCCGAACCGTGACGAGACGGTGGACGGGTTGAAAGGGTGCGAAAACTTCATCGGGCCACCGCAACCCAATTGATGGTGTGCGCGCCGGTCGGGACGCCGCCGCTGCTGGTCCCGAGACGGATCGTAAACCCGTCCTTTGAGACGTTGATGGCAGCGGCACCGATGATGATGCCGCCGGACGTGACGAGCGACCCCTGCAACACGACGGGCGGCTCGGTGAAGCTGCCCGCCGGGAACTGAACCGCCTGCTGGCTCACGGCGCCGCCGGTGCCATTCACGAGGGTCGTTCCTCGGACGGTCTTGCTGGCGGCGAGGGCGCCCTCGACGGCATTGAGACGTGCGACGAGCGACGCGAGGTCGGAATCGACGGGCGGGTTGCCGGTCTGCAGGAGGATCGCCTCGAGCGTCTCCGCGATCGTCTTGGACTGTGTTGGGTAGGCGCGGCCTTGGTCGGTCGCCTCGATGAACGGGAGTTTGTAGACGGGCGTGTACTTCATGGGTTAGAGACCTCCGGTCACTACGTCGAAATCTGCGAAATGGATGTCGGGTGCGAGGTCGCCCCACGTGGCGGTGGAGGTTCCCCAAAGCTGAGTGACGGTGAGCCGCTGCGCTGGCGTGTTGGACAGGGCCGGCGCGAGCACCATGTCGTCTACGTGCCAGCCGTTGTCATAGCGGAGGGTGCCGCCGATGAGTTGGAACATCGGCCCGACGTACTCGAGCGCGATGTACCGCGATCCGGCGATGTAGATGGGGGTGGTGTCGTCGTTCACGCCGAGCAGCACGTCGAGCAGCGCCTCGGAGATGACGGGGAATCCGTCGTCCGCGCGGCGGGGGTCGAAGCCGAGCGACGGGGCGGCGATCCGGCCGTTGAGCGCGCTGACGGTGATTACCGCGTCATCGAGGGCGGGTTGCAGGCGTACGCCGCCGGCCTGGTAGGCGGTGGTGCTGCCGTAGATGGAATAGCCGCCATCGATGTCGAGCGTGTTGTCGGTGGAGCGTCCGGGGGTCGGAACGGTGCGCTGGTTCTCGGCGGGGTAGTCGTAGCGGTGCGCGGTGTTCTGGTTGCCGTCGTAGTCGAAGGGGTCGATCTTCGCGCGGGTGCCGATCGCTCGGATGCGACCGATGGCCTTGGAGAACGTCGAGACGATCTCTGGGTTGTCGGGGATCGAGAACGCCGACGCGGGGATGATGTGCGTGGCCGTGCCCGTGAGGACGACTGCCGTCCCGGATCGGGTGAGGCGCACGCCTCCACGTGTCGCGAGGAGGCCGCGCGTCACGCTGTCGCTGTCGGGATCGTAGTTGACGTGCCCCGGGCCGGGGAGGAGGTAGACGCGGCGGATGAGGTCGAGCGCCGAGGCGCCCATCTTCTCCTGCGCGACGATCTGCGACTCGATCGCGGAGCCGTCCGGGCCGACGTAGGCGAGCTCGACGCCACTCACGATCTTGTCGACGCCGGCGGCATCGCGGACGTGGGCGGTGCGGAGGCTTGCTCGAGCGGCCGGCCAGAAGTCGGGGCCATAGAACGCGAGCTCGTACACCTTCGTGCGGGGCAGTTCGTCGGCCGCGGAGCCCGGTCCCTTCGGGATGAACTTGTCGAGCGCGGCGCGGGGGTCCACGGCCCCGATGGTGGTGAGCCACACGGTGACGGTCTTGTTGTGCACGGGGTCGTGGACGCGGCGTTCGATCGACGCGATGTCGTCCACGTCGCCGCGGAACACGACGCGGGCGCCCTGCCGCACGATGAGGCGTGCGCCGTACCGCTCCGGCCGGGAGGACCATACGCCGTCCGGGTCCACGATAGTCACGGCGGCACGAGACGGGCGGGGCTGGTCGTAGAGGTCGGTGCGACCCCATCGGATCGTCACGCCGTCCACGCCGGCGATCGTCGGGCCGCTCCACGCCTTCGGGATCGCGAGGCCATCGAGCTCTACCTCTATCGTTCGGGTCATCGTCCACCTGCTGCGGGAGTGAGGCCGTCGCGGCGCGAGCTGCGGCGGAGAATGGATTCGATTTGGCGCGCGACCCCATCGGGATCGAGCGCGCCGTCGACGTTGATGTTGTAGACATCGCCGGCCGGCGCGTCGGAGCGGGCCGAGCCCGATCCGACACTCGAGGGGGCCGGCATCGCGACCGAGGCCGCCATCGTCGTCATGGTCGGTTCGGCGGACATCGTGGAGTAGCGGGAGGCGCTGGCGAGCATCGTGTCGGCCGTCGGCGTTGCCATGCGGGCCATGAGTTGCGACGAGTCGCGGCCGCCGCTGCCGCCGTCCCACCCGTCGCTGATACCGATGAGGCGGCCGAACCAGTCGACGGCCTCGCGGATCCAGTTGATGATGGGTCCGAACGTGTCGTCGGCCCACTGGCCGATCGACGCGAACCACGAACCGATGGCCTCCGCCCCGACCTCGATCGCGGCGCAGAGCTCGTCCCAATACTTGATGACGAGCAGGACGGCGACGACGAGCAGCGCGATCGCGAGGATGACGGCCAGGATTATCCACGTGACGGGGTTGGCGAGCCACGCGGCATTGCTCGCCCACTGGGCGGCCGTCTGAATCGCCTGCGCGGCCGCGTAGACCTTCATCGCGCCGGAGATGAGGATGATGCCGCCAGCGAGCGTGCCGATCCCCACGGCGAGGACCGTCACGAGCTCGCTGTTCTGGCTCACCCATCCGGCGAGGTCCGCGAGCACGAGAGCGCCGTCCGCCATGAGCGGGAGCAGCTTCTCCCCCAGCATCGCCTGCGCGTCCTCCCACGCGGCCGTCGCGATCTGCTGCGAGCCGGCCGCCGTGTCCGCCTCGCGGGCGAACTGCCCGTGAGCGGACGCCGTCTGTTCGGTGAGGAGGGACAGGGTTGCCTGGGTCTCGGCGGCTCGAGCGGCCTCTCCCTCAAGCCCTGACAGGCCCATCTGCGCCAGGCGGGCGTTCACGTCGGCCTGCTTGATCGAGACACCGTAGCGCTCGATCGGGTCACGCTCGCCGCGGAGCAGCGACGAGAGCGCCCCCACGGCGTCGGACGTGGTGCCGCCGAACATCGCGGCGAGGTCCGAGCCGAGGCCGATGAGGTCCGCGGTTTGGCCGCCGGCGTCATCGAGGCTCACGCCCATGTTCTTGAGTTGCGCGCCGAGCACGGCAGACAGCTGCGAGTACTCCGACTTCGCGAGGCCGACATCGACGGCCGCCGTCTCGGCGTACTCGTGGACGCGGGCGGCGTACTGACCGAACACGGAGTCCACGGCCCCGGTCGCCTGCTCGAGCGAGCTGGCCGCGTCGCCGGCGGCCACCGTGGCGGCGGCGATCGCGCCGAGGGCGAGGCCGGCGCCCACGGCCGCCTTGTCCATGTTGGCCTGCATCGAGCCGGCCGAGCCGTCCACGCGCTCGAGAGCGGTGACCGCGGAATTGGCGTCACCGATGATTCGGATGGCCAGGATGGCGGTTCTACCCATTACGAGGTTTCCTCTGCGATCTTGTCGAGCACGTGGACGGCGGTTGCGTAGTCCTCGAGGGTCGGCGCGGCGTCACCGCGCCAGCCCCACGGGGTCGTGTGGAAGCGGAGCGCGAGGACTACCGAGAGGTAGTGGAGCGTCCCCGCTTCGTACCTTTTCCCACGCCATCCACCTCGAGCGGGCCGTCCTCGTCGGACTCGTCGGCGCTCTCGTCCTTCACGGGCTCGACGTCCAGGGCCGCCGTGTCACCGGTCGTGAACTCAGCCCACGTGAGCTTGGTCTCGCCGGTTCGCGAGGCGGCCGACCACGCGAGGAACGGCTCGAGCTTGAGGGCGTTGTCGGACAGCGGCCCCCATCCCTTGTTCTTCCGGAGCGTGGTCTCGAACTTGAGACGGTCCTCCAACGTGGGCTGCACCTCGAGGTGCGTTCCGTCGTGGAGAGTGATGCGGAGCTTGCGAGCGGTCATGGTCAGATTCCTTCGATCTTCTCGAGCGCCTCGGTGGCGTATCGCTCGTAGAGCGGCACCCAACGGGCTTCTGTGGCCTGTGCGCCGGCTGCGGCGAACGGGTTGTCTCTGATGTGCCGGCGGAACCAGCCCCAGTGAATGGGGCCGGCGTACCGGACGGATGTGTTGTTGCCGACCCGGACGATGCCGGCGGTCTTGGTGCCGGCGGGACGGATCGTGTTGGCCAGGCGGTTGGATCGACGGGGAACTCGAGAGCGAGCTCCGTCCGCCGCGATGCTGGCAGCCTGTCGGTGGACGGTCTTGAGGTCGGTCAGGTCGTCGCCGGCGGCCTTGAGCCCTTTACGGAGTGCGCGGCCGCCGCGCACCTCGTAGACGGGCGCGGCCATTAGGCGCGGGCGCCGTGGGTCGGGGTGCCGACGATCGCGAACTCGAAGTCGGACGTGTTGCGCTTCTTCACGTCGCCGCCGATGTTGACGGGGCGGACGCGGCACGTCCCGGACCAGTCGATTTCGCCCTCGTTGTTCGGGGTGAACACGAACGGGAATTCCTTGCCGCGGTTGTCGAAGCAGAACACCTCGAGGCTGTCGAGGTCGTAGGACTGCTGGAGCGTGCCGGCGAGGGTGAACGCGTGGGTCTCCTCCCCGAGCAGTTCCGAGCCGTCGAGCATCGGCGTGGGGTCGTCGCTGTTGGTGTCGACGTTGATCGCCATCTTGCTGAGCTCGCCGGCCCACTCGCGGACACTGGCGGTCTCCCCGATCTTGAGCGAGCCGGGGCCGAGGGTGCGTGTAGCCATCTGAGGGGGTCTCCTAATCGAGGGGGTGAGTGGTGGCGGTGTAGGCCGGCAACGCCGGCCCCTGAGCCGTCTGGAACATTCCGGGCTCGGCGGACTTGAGGTTGATTTCGCCGGCCACGAGAGCGTCGATCATGAGGTCGATGCGATCCCACGCGGCGATGTAGTTGTCAGCGGGGCCGGCGATGATGTGGAGCTCCCACGTGCTTGTCGGGTCGCCCCACGAGCTCGCGAAATCGAGAGTCGGGGGCGAGACCACGACGATGCCGTGCCGCGCCCCGGAGGGCACCTCGAGGGCGTTGAGCGTGGCCGTCGCGCCCTCGCGGCCGGCCGCCTCGAGGGCGGTGCGGATGTCAGCCACGAGCTCGTGGGCGGCTTCGATGCGCTTGGACATCACAGCCCCGTCACGAGGTAGGGGCGCAGCAGCGGGTAGGCCGCCGTCATCGGGTCGCGAGCGATCCGGAACGGCTGGGCCTCCACACTGTCGAGCCCGACGACGCCGTTACGGCTCGCCTTGCGGTAGTACAGGTCCGCTCCGACTTCAAGCACGGCGCGCGCCACCACGGAACCGGGGACTTTGAACGGGTTGTCCGCGCCTCCGATGAAGTGGTGCACCATCTCGGTGGCGGTCGTCTTGGACTCGGTGGCGAACTTCTTGTCGTCACCGAGGGCCTGGACGTACCAGTCGAGGTTGGTGGATGCGTCGGCGTACCACTCGAGGTTGCCGCCGCCGCGCGCCGTGCTGTCGGTCATTAGACGGCCGCGCCGACCTGGACCGGCACGAGGGCGTCGGGGAACTGCGACGCCGTGGCCAGGTAGCCGTACTTCGAGAACGCGGCCGTGAGGTTGAGCACGTTCTCGTCCTGAAGCTGCCACGGCGCTCCGGGGCTCTCCCACGTGGTGATGGCCACCGGGTCGTAGAACGACATCGTGTTGTTGGCCGCGCCCGAGAGCAGCTTGAACGACACGGGGCCGAGCTTGCCGCTGATCTGGCTGAGGTCGAGCTCACCGATCTGGTTGACGCCCTCGCCGTACACGCGCATGAGGCTGTTGCCGTTGGTGTCCTCGAGGCGGATGAGCTTCTTGAACAGATCCTTGGAGACGAGGCTCCCCTCGAGGACGTAACCGCGGTCATCGAACAGTTCGGCGGCGTCCACGATGAGGTCGAGCCACGCGTAGGCGTTCGCGTTCGCCGCGATCGTCAGCTTGTTGTTCGCCGCGATCTGGGCCGCGATCGCGGCGGTGAGGACGGCGCGGACGGCGGCCTCGGTCGCCTTCGCGTACTCGATGTCCATCGCCTTGAATGCCGTGCTGAGGTAGGCGGCGTTCGCCCGGTCGATGATCTGGCGCGTGACCTCGGTGTAACCGCCGTAGGTGTCGACGCTCGCGGTCTTGCTCTCGAGCACGACTTTCCCCGTGGGGAGGTCCGCGCCCTCGGCGGTCTGCTTGCCGACCGTGATCGAGTTGGACTTGAGACGCAGGTACTCCATCGTCATGCCCTTGGCCGGCAGGGGCTCGACGGTGAAGGTGTTCATCACCTTCCGGCGCTTCTCGATGAGCTTGATCGCGTCATCGATCCACGTGTTGCCCTGCTTGTTGTCGACCGACGTGGGGCCGGTGTACGCGAGCTCCTGGTAGAACGTCTTGGCGTCGTCCACGCCGGCGGCGAGGTCGATGACGAAAGCGCCGAACGACGCCCACGTGGGGCCGGCGCTGGGGCCGGCGGTGGCGAGGTGCGCGAGGCGCGTCTCGAGGGTGCGCTCGAACGTCTCGGCCTGCTGGGTGAACCGCTGGTCGAGGTCGTCGGCGGTGATCGTTTCGGGCACTGTGGGTGTCTCCTGTTCGGTGGATGGTGCGGCGTAGGACGCGGCCACTTGGGTGACCGCGGCGTTCTGGTAGGCGGGGATCGCGCAGAGGGTGACCTCCACGAGCTCCGCGGCGTGGACGTGGTAGGTGTTGTGCTCGGCGTCGTAGGTGAAAGCGCCGTCCTCGATGAGCACCTGGATTCCGACCGACAGTCCGTCACGGAGCCCGTTCGCGGCGTCCTCGAGGGCCTTGTCGCCGGCCTCGCCGGGCGGCACCTTGAATGCTGCGGTGCGCGAATCCGCGGAGAGCTCCGTCATGAATCCGACCGGCTGATGCTGGTCGTGATCGATGAGCAGCTTCACCCGCTTGAGCGGTTCACGCGGTCGGAGAGCGCCCTCGTGGAGGACGATGCGGCGGTAGTCGCTCGTCGGGACGCCGAACTCGGTGATGACGCCGCGGATGGTGCGGCTCTCGCGGTCGAGCTGGATCGTCGGCGCGAGCGCTTCGAACGTGATGGGTCCGGTCACGGGGTGGGCTCCTTGGTCGGGGTCGGGGTCGAGGTGGGGCGCCGGCCGGCGAGCTCGGCGCGTTGCTCGTCGGTGAGGGGCGCATCGCCCTCGAGCGCGCGCACCTCGTCGGGGGTGCGCCATCCCTTCACGGGGTCGAGGCTGATCGCGTGGGACTCGTACCGGGTCTTGGTGTCGGAGCGGAGGAGGGCGTCGAGCTTGAACCGGGCGACCTGCTGGCCGGGGAGGAGGTCGCTGAATGCCTCCTCGATCTCGCGCAGCGCCTTCATGAGGCCGAACCGCACGTAACCGATCCACTCCTGTTCGACGTTGCTGTACGTCTCGCTGCTGCCCTCGACGGCCACGAGCATGATCGACGCCGGCGCTCCGATGAGTCGGGCCATCTCGATCGTGCTGAACTGCTGCGTCTCGAGGAACTGCACGTCGGACGGCTTGAGGAGCAGCGGCGAGTAGGACAGGCCGTTGCCGAGCACGCGGAGGCGTTCGTTGGGTCCGAACGTGTCGTCTCCGTCGCGCTTCGTCCCGTCCGGGTTGCGGCCGTACCAGACGTGCTTGTACTTGTCGCCGGCTCCGGGCGGGAGCTCTTGGTCGGTGGTGAGCACGCCGTCAGGCATGTTCGAATCGGAGAGCCAGAGCGATCCGTAGTCGCGGGCGTCGAGCGCGCCGCGTACCTCGATCTGCGCGGCCTGGATGGGGCCGAGGCCGCGGTGGAGGCCAGGGACGCGGAGCAGCTTGAGGTGGGCCATCTCGCGGCGGCCGTAGGGCTTGCCGCGGTAGTGGTAGGTGATCTTGTCGATGCCGAATCCGTCGCGATCGACCTTGACCGTCACCTCGTTGGGGTTGAGGGCGGTGAGGTTCACGACCTCGCCCTCGCGACTCGAGCCGACCGCGGCGCGCGTGACGCGCCAGAACGCGTTGCCGTCGAGGTAGAGCGATGTCGTCGTGTACTCGAGGAACGCCGATCGCGTCTCATCGATGTCAGGGCGGATGACGAGGTTGGGCTGAACGTCGAGTTGCACGCCCTTGCGCTCGACTCCGAGAGCGAGTTGGGAAACCGACGTGGCGTGGACCTGGACGCCGCGATAGATGGTTGAGAGGGTGAGGGCTCGTTCCGCCGTCACGTCGGTTTCCCGCTGTCGCCGGCTCGGCATGATGCCGGCCGGGGTGGTGGTCGCCGGCGTCGGCTCCTGTGCGGCGTCGAGTCCGAGGATGGACTCGAGCCGGGTGTTGAGAGTTGACCAGAACGACATGTGGGAGAGCTTGGGGCCGGCTCTCCCGTCCTCCCTAGCCTCGCGGCACGTTCGGGGCCGGTGGGGGCTTTTCAGGGCCGCTCAGGGCCGCTCAGGCAAGCTGCATTGCGCGGACCTTCGGCATGTGGTGGATGCCGTATGAGCCGAGGTTGCCGGCCTCGAGCGCGCTGATCGAGCCGACCGACGCGCGCCGGCCGAACAGCCACGTTCCGTCGCCCGTGAACCGCTTGGTAGCGAGCTCGGCGGCCTTGTCGAGAGCGGGGTGGGGCTTGTATCGCCACGTCGGCTCGCCCGGGCGGGTGATGCCGGCGTAGGTGTTCTGCGTGGCGGCCACGACGTCGCCGGCCCCGATCGGCACGAGACGGAGGCCGGCGCGGTCGGCGGCGTCGTGGAGCGACGCGGACGGGCCATATTTGTCGATCGCGAACGCCGCGTCGGGGTACTTCGTTTGGAGCTCCACGAGGCGGTCGAGCGCCCACGTGGTGCCGGGGCCGTGGCCATCCTTGACGACGGCGGTGAGGGTGCCGGGGCCGTAGAGCTCGGTCGCGGTGATGGTGGTGTCGACGCCGTCCACGCCGTGCGCCGCGCCGAAGCAGATCGGGCCAGCCGGCGGGGTGGTGCCGTCCCACTTCGCGGCGCCCCATTTGTCGGCCGGGATGACACGTTCGGTCGCGCCGGTGCGACGGTTGCCGAACGCTCGAGCGAACTCGCCGGGTGAGTCTGCGAACTGGGCGCGGAATCCCTCGAGGTCGGGGAGCTCGAGGAGGTAGCCGGCGCCGGGGTGGCGCTCGAGCACGCGCGGGAGGTCGTCGGGGTCGTCGTCGTCCTCGAGGCCCCAATCGAAGAATGCCGTCTGGGGGTCCGGGGTGCTCGAGCGGGCCTCCTCGAGCAGCATATTCAGGGCGGTGCTCTCGATGGTGCCCTCGGTGGACAGCAACCAGTTCTGCGGCCGCTGCCCTGTGACCATGCGGCGTGTGGTCTGTGTCGGGCCGTAGCTCTGGCGCATGAGCGAGTAGTGAGCCGCGGTGTGAAACCACATCTCATCCATCGTGGTTCGGTCGGATTGCTTGCCGTCGAGCGCGCCCTCGAGCGGCGGGAACGGGCGCAGGGTTGAGCCGTTGATGAACGGGAGAGCGGCGGACCCGTTGGACCGGCGCGTGCTCGGCGCGAGCGCCTTGATGTTGGACGCCTCCCAGGTGTCCGCCATCTCGAGGAACTTCTCCGTGGCGTGGCCGCCGCTCTGGGCGGTGTACCACGCGCGGCGCTTCGGCCCCATGAGCAGGTTTTGAATGCCGGCGGCGAGGTCGAGGGTCGTTTTCCCGGCCTGTCGCTGGACCGTGATGAGCACGGTCGTGTAGACGAACAGACCGAACGCGTCTACCTCGAGGGCGACATCGACCACGTACCGCTGCCACGGGAGCAGCGGTTGACCCATCTCCGCGGCGATCGCGGCCACCTTCGGGCCGTGAGTCGCACGGGAGTAGTCACGCGGGGTGACCTTCCGGGGCTGCGTCAAGTTGGGCGGGAGCAGCAAAGACATCGAGTAGCCGTTTCAGTTCGGGCGAGAGTGCGGAGTCGTCGGGGGCGTCCACCTCGGGGGGCGCGAGCTGCTGCATCATGAGGAACAGTTGAGACGCTTCGTTCGCGATCGCGCGACCCTTGTTGTTGCCCTTGTCGATCGACTGGGCGAGAGACACCGCGATCTGCTTGACGGTGCGTTTGGCACCCGTGATCGGGCCGAACTCGTCCTCAATCTCCGCGATCGCGGCGCGCGTCTCGCTTTCGGTCGGTCCTGCGCCGAACATCCCGTGAATCACGCTGTTTCCCGGGCTTTTTTCGAGCCCCGGGAGGGCCGTTTCCTCGCTCATTTCGCGGCCTCGTTTTTCTTTTTCTGTACCCGATTGGGGAGAGCGGGACGGTGGACGCGGGGCTTCCGCCGCGTGTCTGTCGGAAAATCAGAGATCCTCACCGGTCACCAATCAGGCTCGGATGAGCTCGCGGCGATCGCGACGGGCTGAGGCTCGATGACGGCTGCACCGTAGGTCGCATACCACCGCGCCACGTGAGGCTGCATCATGGCCGGCCGCATGGTGCGGGCTCGAGCCTCGACCACCTCGCGGCCGGGGTCCACTGTGACCACCTGCCATCCGAGGCGCTTGTAGTCGGCCAGGTCGTCGGGCCGTGGGATCGCGTGGATGAGCCACACCGTGACCCGCTCCTTGAGTCTCGTCGCGGCGTGTACTGCTGCCTGTCGAGCCTTGATGGCCACGTGTCGCACGTGGTCGGGGTAGACGTGCGTGGCGTCGGGGGTGATCGGCATGAGGGCGCGCGCGATCGCGTCCATATCGATGACGATGTCGTGGGGTCGGGCGTGCTCGACCACGTACGTGGACTTGCCCGCAGCTGGCGGGCCAATGACGACGACGATGGACGCGCCGTAGCCATCCATCACCCGGTTCTGACGCTTCGAGTTGCACGGCTTGCAGGCCGGCCGAAGGTTCTCGAGCACGTCCGCGCCGCCGTGCGAGTAGGGCACGACGTGGTCTTTGGTCGTGGCCACCCTCGTGCAGCCCTTGAGCCTGAGGTGACACTCGCGGCCGTACGTCTCGAGGACGAGTTGAGTCATCCTCTGAGACGCACGGCCGCCGCGCTTACCGGCCATCGGACACCATGCTGAGCGCGGACTCGAACGCCGCCGTGGCAACCTCGAGCCCCTCGAGTGGGATCACAGCGTTGCGGAACGCCTTGCGAGAGTCGCTGAGCGCGCCTCGAGGGCTCATCGGCAGGCCGTAGGCGGCCGCGTACGCACTCGCGGGGGTGTCGGGCATCAGGATGCCCCGCGTGCCCGCCGGAGGCGTGAGCATGAGCGGTGCAGCTGACGTCCAGTACCAGTGACGCTCAGTCACCACGTCCGGCGCGATCGGGGGCGTGTAGTACACGTGGACGTTCTCGACCACGTGCGCTACGCCGAGGGTGCGCAGATGAGCAATCTCCTCCCACAGGCGCGGGTCCGGCTCGAGCGGACGACCGGTGCGGCTCGCAACGGTCTTTGCCAGGCGGGAGTGGGTGGGGCAGGGCGGCGAGGTCCACACGGCGTCGAACTCGTGGGCGCGGTCCATCACGACGGCGTGCGCGTCCTCTACGAGCACCACGTCATCCGGGTATCGCCTGGCGTACTCGGCGGCGATCCTCGGGTCGAGCTCGACGGCGGTCACCTGCCAGTCGTCGGGCCACAGGTGTCTGTTGCCGCCGATCCCCGCATAGGCGTTGAGAACCTTCACTGGGAGCCCCCCGGCGTGCTCGACGCCCGGTTGCCAGCGCACCACTCGTGAACGTCTCGCCATGCGTATCGGAACGTGACGCGGTCGAGCTTGATGAAGTGCGGGCCGCCTCCCGTCTTGCGGAGGCGCGCGAGGCGTTCCACGGGCACCTGTAGCCACGCGGCCACCTCCTCCGGGGTCGCGAGAGCGCTACTCGCCATCGTTCGGCTCCTTCCCCCACTGGATCATCACGTCGAGGTGGTGGCGGGCCTGACGAGCTCGCACGACGAGCCAGACGACGAGTAGGGCGATGCCGGCGGGGATGGCGAGCTCCGGGGGCAGGTTCTCGTGGATCATCGGCGGCCGGCCCTCTCCGCGTAGATCGCGTCCATGTCGGCCGCGTCCCACGCCTTGAGCATCCGGCGGCCGGCGTCGATCCACGCGAGGGCGAGGTCGAGGTGACCGGCGGTGGCGAGCGTCCGGACGAACCGGACCTGAGTCGCGGCGCGGAGGCGGTCGTCGTGGTCGTGGACCGTGAACGCCCGGTCGGCGGCCTCGATCATCTCGTTGGCGATCGCCGTGAGCTCGACCTTGAGGTCAAGGGGCGACATCGTGGTGGTCATCGTGCGAGTCCGATCGTGAGGGTGATGAGCGTGCTCATGAGCGCGGCGATGGCGACCAGTGCGACCGACACGGCCACCTGCGTCCTCATCGGCGCGTTCTGGACGCTGGTGGGCTGGTAGGTGGCTCGTTTGCGGGTCATGTGCTCCTCGTTCCCGGTCGATACGGTGGGAGCATGTTTGGTGACCTTGCCCCGTCCGCTTCGCTCGTTCTCGTTCTTGTGGCGGGGGGTCTGCTGGGGCTCGTGGTGAGCATCTGGGTGTCGTGGGCGATCATCCGCGGTGCGGTGCTCTCCGCGCTGCGGAAGCATGCCGACGAGCAGCGCGCTCATGAGCGGGCCTCGAGGGGCGGGCAACCCATGTCACAGTGACGCTCCGTCACCATGCGATGCCCTCGCTGGCCGCACGTCGCGCTAGCGGGCTGAGGGGCTGCGCCGGAGGCGTCCGCCTCTGCCTTGCGCCCGCGGTTAGGTACGTAACTTCTCTGTTCACTGGTATGGGGATGGTTAGTGGACGGTTCGGGTGGCGCTGGCGCCACCCCTCCCCTGGCGGGAGCGCCACCCCCTGGCGCTGGCGCCACCCCTGTGGATAACTCGAATCCGGGGAGCGCCTGACGGGTGCGGTGAGCGCTCGAGCGATCGCACGTGGGCGGGCACTTGAGCTCGAACCGATAGAGGTTCGGCCGCGCGTGGTCGGGCGTGCGGTGCGTGCCGCCCTGGTTGGCGAGCGTCTTGACCTCTCCCAGCGTCTCGAGCTTCTTGATGGCCCGTTGGACGTTCCGAGTGTCCACGGCCGCGTAGCGGGCGAGAGTGGCGATCGAGGGCCATGCCCCGCCGTCGCCGTCGTGGTTCGCGATCCCGATGAGCACGAGCTTGGCCGTGCCGGTCGCCTGGGAGTGGTTGAGGGCAATCGCCATCGATTCGACGCTCACTCGTCGGCCGGCTGCTCGTCAGGGGTGAACAGGTAGTAGCCGTTGCCGAGCACCATTGCCGGCTCGAGGGCGCCACGCTTGACGGCGGCGGCGATAGCCTGGCGGGTGACGCCCCGCGTGAGAGCAAGCTCGCTCGTCGTTAGAAGCTCGTTCGTATGCACGTGCACAACTTAGAGCGATTTCCCGCGTTCACGTGACACCGTGTCGCGGCGTGTTGTCGATTGACCAGATATGCCATAGTTGTCACATGACAATGCTTGGTTCTGGGATCATCCCGACGTTCACCCTGTCGGACCGGCTGCGCAAGGCGCGCGAGCTCACGGGATTGGATCAGGGCGAGTTTGCCGCGCGTGCCGGCATCTCTCGCGGGTCCGTGTCGAACTACGAGGCGGGCGTACGCACGCCGCGGGTCATCTACCTGCGCGCGTGGGCCACGGCGTCGGGCGTGGACGTGGGGTGGCTGGAAACAGGAACGGCCCCATCCGAAGATGGAGCCGATTCCTCTACTGTCTCAACCAGTGTGCGCCCGGAGGGATTCGAACCCCCAACCTTCTGA